ACGGCATGGCCATCGTGCTGTTCGTGAAATCTTGCAGGCCGTTGAGCGTGTCCTTGTCGCGGAGGAATTTCACGGCGAGCGCGCCGAATGTGCAGGAGCGCCACGGCGCGTAGAGGGAATTGAGGTGGAAGCTGCGAAAGCCGCGCTGGGCGCTGGGGTTTGTGGCCTGCCATTTGCCGTCTTGGAGGGCTTCGATCTTCTGGCCGTCGTTCCACTCGCCTCCGCACCGTTGGCAAATGTAGCGCGCGGATTCTTCGACTCGGGCCATGTTCCACTTGCCGGCAATCTTCGCCTCGGTGTCCCACTTGACCTGTTCCCATAAAAGCTCGATGCGCTCGTGGCAGTGCGGGCACTCGAGCATGAATTTCTCCTGCGTGCCTTTCTGGTATTCCTGCCAAATCGCGCCGTCCGGTGTGGTGGGCGTGCTGGTCTTGACGCGAAGCGCGCCGACGAATGACTTGGTGCGGTTCTCTGCGAGGAAAAGCGCGGAGGTTTCTTGGTCGGTCTCGCGGGCGAATTTGTCTACCTCATCCATGAGGAGGAGTCCGGCGGGGCGGCTGGCGAGGTTTGCCGGGGAGTTGCTGCCGACGAAGACGAGCGAGCACCGCGAAAAATGTTGCTCGAGGTTTTTGAATCGGTGCCGGTCCGCTGGCTTCTGAGCGGCGAGCGTGGCGCTGTCGTCGAATAGCGGGAGCCAGCGCGTCTCGGAGAAGGATCGGGCGAGGCCTTCGGTGGGCATGACCCACACGACCGGCTGCGGCTTGTTGACGATGCGCCAGGCCGTGCCTGCTTGGACCATCGTCGTCTTGCCGGTCTGCGTTCCAAAGACCAGCACGAGGTCGGAAACATCGACATCGCCGAAGCACTCGAGCGGCTCGCGGAGGTAGGGCGTGAGGCGTGTGCTGAAGTTGCCGGGCATCTGCGTTTGCCGTTCGCTCAGGATCACCTCGTCAGCGCACCACTCGGTGACGGTGCGCCTGTCAATCGGCGCGTAGATCGAGCGGAGGTGTTCGCGTAAGGCTTCGGCGGCGGGGGTCATTTGGAATATGGCAGCATGATGAGGTCGGGCCTAAACGCTGGCGGCCTGTCTATGGAAGGTTCCCAAGTCGCAACGGCTTCGTCCTGTGGTTCGCCGTTTATGAATCCTTCGCGGGCGTAGCGCAGGACGGAATGCGTGAGAAGTTCCACGCCGAGCGGCCCAAGTAAATCGCGCCAGAGCGTTTGTGCGGTATCGCCGGGGCGAACAAAAACATGCCTTTGCACGATGATGTTTCCGCCGTCCATTCGGTTTGATAGCCGGTAAACGCTCCCTCCCGTGATTTTGTCGCCCATGCGAATCGTCCACCGCACGGCGTCGCGGCCGCGATGAACCGGGAGCATCGAGGGGTGGTAGCCAACGCCGCCGTGGGTTGCGCGGAGCCTTGTTTTTTCGCTGATAAAATCGTGGCTATGAGCGGCAACGATCAAATCAACACCGTCCGGCATTGTTGCGGCTTTCAGCGTTCCCGATGGGATGACCGGGACGCGCCAGAGCTTTGCCTGCGCGGTGAGCTTGTCCTCGCGTTCCCCGCCAACCGGGGAGCATACGGCGGAGATGGAAACCTCCGTGTGTTTCCTAAGTTCGCGGAAAACCTCCGCGCCAAACCATTTTTGACCTGCAAGAAGAATTTTCATTTTCCTATGTATTTGAACCCTTGGACGGCGCGGAAGTGGCCGCCGTAGCCGATTCCGATTACATTTCCGCTTTTCCTTATGCTTGCGGCGCTTTTCTTTTTATTGCCGCCGTTAAGAACCGCCGAAACCTGCCGCCAGTCTTTCGACCGCTTAAGAAAAGCGCATAGCTGCGGGTGGGAGGTGTGAAAATATGTCGGAAGTTTTAAGCCCTTCCTGCCGCCCCCGCCTTTGTGAAAGGAGCAAACCCAATTCAGGAATTTAGTTCCTACGCCTGCGCCTTGCCACTCCGGCATGACCACAAGCCTTGTCGCCCGGTATGCCGGGATTTCAAACCTCGGCGTGACGGCCAGATGCGCGACCGGCTCCCCGTCAACCATGCCAACGAAATACTCAGCCGCGACGGGCATCGGCAGGTCTAAATAATAATGCGGCTTAAAGAGAGGCCAGTAACTGGAATTGACCTTCCTAATTTCCAGCTCGATTCTTGGGCGTTTATAAGGGCCGCCGCCCTCGCTTTTTTTATTATTTGTCCGGTTGATGTGTCGAAAACCCAGTCCGGCTCAAGCCAGTCGAGAATGTCGTAGTGGCAGGAAAGCAGGACGGCTTTTTTGCCTTTCGTTCTGCGCCACGCTTTCGCAAACGCAAGCGCTCCGATCTTGGCAATCTGCCTGTCGATCACGGAAGTAAACTCATCGACCACCAAAATATCCGGCGGGTCGCACAGACAGCGCGCAAGGCCAGCGCGAAACTGCTGGCCGTTGCTCAAAGCCTTGAACGGTCTGAGCCATGCCGGGACATCGCCAAGCCCCACGGCGGCGAGCGCGCCGGTGACTTCGTTAAAGTCTCCGTCTGGCGCTATGGCGTCAACAATAGGCGCATCGTCCGGCCAGCCGTGGTAAAGGTCTGTGATCCCGCCGCCAATGGATCGCCCGATGCTTGACTTGCCGGTTCCCGACGGTCCGACCACAACGCCAATCTGCCAGTCTTCATCGGGGCCGGGGATTTCCGCGTCGAGGTGGAAGGTGTCTCCGCGCTCCGGGTTAAACAAAGATTTAACTCGGGCTGCCCGGTAGGAGTTGAAATCTCGGCATGAGTTTCTGATTTCGATTTTCATACGCAAACAACTTTGCACTCCAAGCCGTCGGCGGTGAGCTTGTCGTATATTTTTCTCTGGTGCGCTTCGTCTTTGCAGATAACCGTGACCGCGTATTGCTCCGCAAAGTTTCCGTCCGTGCTTTTCTCTTCTTCTTCCTCCGGGACTTCAGCGAGGTCTTCAGCGCCAAATCCAATCTCGGCGACATCGACATCAAGAGCCGCGAGATCCGCCAGCTCGAGCTTGAGCATTTCCTCGTCCCACCCGCCGCCGATTTCCGCGAGGCGGTTGTCGGCGAGGATGTAGGCTCGGCGCTGCGTGTCGGTGAGGTGGCCGAGGCGGATGCAGGGGACGGTCTCGAGGGCGAGGGATTGAGCGGCGAGCACGCGCCCGTGACCGGCGATGATGCCGTTGTCCTTGTCTATGAGGACGGGGTTGGTGAAGCCGAATTCTTTTATACTTCCGCACAACTTTGAGATTTGAGCGGCGTCGTGCTTTTTCGCATTTCTGGCATAGGGGATGAGGTCGGAGGTTTTGAGGTGTTCGATGGTCATATGGCTTTTCGGATGATGGTCGTGAGGTTGTCGGCCCACTCGGCAAGGGTGGCCTCGATGGTTTTCTGCGGTTGGCCGTGCAGCCGGGTGGCGAGGGTCTTGGGCATGACTTCGAGGAGCTGCTTGGCGGCGATGTGCGGGCGGCTGGTGATGTCGCGGGCTTCGTCGAAAAAGAGGAGCTTCCGCTCTTGAAGTTGCCAGTCTTTGAAATCCTTCTCGGCTTTGACGCGGTTGTTGCGGCTGGAGATGTAGGTGCTGTTTGCCTTGCGGATGTCTTCGATGCTGCCGCCGTTGCGCTTGCAGATGACGAGTTCGTTGTAGCCGACCTTCTCGGCGAGTCGTGCGCGGCGTAGGGATTGGCGCGGCGTGTTGTCTTCGTCGTCTGGTTCGGGTGTGCTGTCGTAAACAGGCGGAGGCGGCGGTGGAGTATCGTTTAAGGATGCCGGCGGGGTGGCAGGAGCGGACGGAGGCTCGGCGACCTTCGGCGCGGGCGGTGGCGTGCCGCGTTGCCCACGCTTCGCGCGGGGCGGTGCGTTCGTCTCACGCCACGCCTGGGCGGCGTCCACCGAGGTGGTGGGCATGCCTTTCTTGACGAGCCGGGAGACGACCGACTTGTCGATGCGTAAGGCGTTGCTTAATTCAGAAATCCCCATCGCCTATGCAACGGAGTCAAATTATGCAACGCTCGGGAAAGCAACGAGCGACTGGCAAAC